CCCATCGGCTGCCTCTCTTCACTCTCGATCGCCACACCACCAGGGTAGATTATTTTTCCGGACCGGAACGACAGCCAAGCGAGCGGGCCAAAGACAGAGTCCTCGAACATAGGTTCGAGCGCCGCCCAAGTCGCCGCACGCCAAAGCAGATCAGTCGCCGATTCGTAATCCACCGAACAAAAAAACTCATCCCCCTTGTTCATCTTGTGCACCGAGTTGACCAACTGTGTGCAATCATCATGTAACATTGTAGAATATCTAGTCGCCTTCCACGCCGATAACATAGCGCCCTGCAACGGTTGTAAAGCCGTGGCAAGGTAGCCATCCATCTTCGTGATAATTCGGAACTTTGATGGTTCCGGAATCGAGACGACCTTCATAGTGTGCAGCGTCGGGTCATTGACTCGCGACGCTACATTTCTCACCGCGGCCTGCGATTCAGCATTCCGCCAATGTTCATAATCCAAGTTCAACAAACGCGAGCGACTGACTAAGTCAGGCTTGCGTTCCGTTGGTTCAAATGCGCTAAAAAGAATTGCTGCGCCACCGCGTGAGCGTGACGACTGCAAACATGCGCTAAGTGAAGGGTTAAATTTCGTCGCCGGAAACTTGAGTCCGTTAGGTAACGGATCGTCTCCGACGAAGATCTTGCGAGACAGGTAACGAATCTGCAGCCGGAGTTCTTCCGGCAGCGACGTTCCCACAGGTTCCGCAAATCTCGCCCTGTGCTTAACAAGCGTAGCCGCTTTCTTGGCCTCGCCAAGGACGGGCCAGAGCTTCTTACTGCCCTTCGACAGTGAATAAACTCTAGACACATCCCCACGCGCGACCCATAATCGCAAAGCTCGCTTCAAGCACCCAACGAAGAGAGGTGCGTCAACGTAGTCTGGCTTCGGCGGAGAACCCGCTTCATCCTGGACCACCTGACACATGGCTAAATCGAGCCAGTACTTTACAAAAGACTGATCCCGATTTTCGGGATGCTGCGCTTGCTTGTCGATCTGATCAATCATATGAACGACTGACCTAAGCAAGCGCGGCATCTCAACTTTATCGTACCATTGCGTGCGCTTCGAACTAAACGCACGCGACACGATGAAGGGCCAAAGGACGGACTCAACAATAATGATCGTTGATCTTTTCGGATCTCGGCCGAGCGCAGCGCGCTCGACCAACCGAGAGATATAGGACGACACGAAGTTTTGATCCTCCGCACCCCCATTTTGCATCCCAGCAGCAACCGTACTGCCATTCGGCCGTTCGTGTCGTGCGTTAGGCAACTTACGCACGCTGGAAGAGGATTTTCCTCCAGTAGTGCCTTCCGAGCGTTGATGAACCGCTGGTGACACCGTCACTTGCCTTTTATTAACTTTTTG